GCTACAACTATACGACTATCTATCTGCCGCACGATGCCAAACAGAGAGAACTCCAGACTGGCAAGACACGTGTAGAGTTCTTCGAGGATAACGGCTTCCATAATATCGAGGTATTGCGCCCTACAAACTTCAATCTAGGCGATGACGATATTAACCTTATCGCACGACCAGCCTTTAGCCGTGTCTGGATTGATCGGGAAAAGTGCCAGCGTGGGCTAGAGTGCCTAAGAGCCTACCACTACGAGTATGACGAGAAAAACAAGCTGCTAAAGAGCAAGCCCGAGCATGACTGGAGCAGCCACGCAAGTAGCGCCTTTATCTATGCCATGATGGCCGCTACAGAGTGCAGCGAAGAAGCGCAGCAAATAAATATCAAGTTCAAAACCTACGTGCCTAAAGCGTTCCGTCCGAAGTCTAGCAGTAGCAGCGGCAATTGGTGGTAGTTTTTGCGAATGTGGTACAATATGGGTAATGGCGATGTGTCGATAGACATAATGGCAAAGAAAGCCGCAAAATCTAGCGATGCAAAAAAAGACAATCCAGTTTTAAGCAGATTCCTCAAGTATTTTACTGACTCCTGGACTTATGCGCAGCAGAACTACCACCAAACATGGGAGCGCAACTGGAAACTCTATAGAAATATTAGAACAGAGAAAAATCACCCTGGCGCTATTGAGTGTTTCGTGCCGATGGTAAACAGTACAGTAAACACTATCGTAGCTAGTCTGTTCAACTCCAACCCAACCGTAAAATATATCCCTAACCGTGCCGACCAAAACGAAGAAACGGATATATTAAACGATGTTTATCAAGACTTCGCTCGCCGTGATGGCTGGGCGCTAAAGAATAAGATTAACGGCCGCCAGGGCGTAATAACTGGCAATTATTTTGCATACTACGAATGGCAGCCGGACGATAACGGCGGATTCGTGCATAAAGAGATTATTCCTATCCGTGATGCTATTCTCGACCCTAATGCGCACAATATAGCCGATGCAAAATACGTTGGCCGCAGATTCTTTACCAGCAAAAAAGCGCTCGAAGATACTCTCATTTACAACCCAGAAACTGGTAAAATGGAGAAAAGGTATAAAGACCTCGAAAATGTATCAGAAAACGCTTCAGACGGCGGACTAGATGCGCAGAGCGACAAGGCCATTAAAGACACAGCACTCGGCTCTGTATCGCCAGACAAGGGCGCACAAGTCGAGGTTATCGAAATCTGGACTCATGAAGAAGTTTGCGTTATTGCCAACAGACTAACAGTTATCGAGCATCGAGAAAACCCATATTATGCGCTCAATAAGAGCAAGTTCGAGCAGCGCAAGCTCGAATGGGATTTGCAGCGCCTACAGACCCTACAACAGAGCGCCGGCGCTAAAGATATTGGCGAGTTCCAAGAGGAGTTCAATAAGCGCAACGCAGGGCTAATTCCATTTGCACACGGTTGCGACTATCCAGACGTTTCTCTTATCTACGGCTCTAGCGATGTAGATATTATCGCTGACGAGCAAGAGCTACTGAATACGCTAACCGAACTCAACGTAGAGGCCGTGCTTTACCAGCTATTCCCAGAGCGCCGTATTGATCCAAAGTTTGCAGGAAAGTTGGACAATCTCGACCCATTCCCAGGCAAGGTTTATCCACTACCAGTTGGCGCAATGGACTGGAACAACCCACCAGCAATCCCAACTAACGCATTTGCAGAGCGCAACAACCTTAAAGGCGAAATCAGAGAGGCTGCTAGCGTATCAGAGATTAGCAAGGGCATTACGGCCACCGACACGACCACGGCGACCGAAATTAAGGCTATGCTCGGCCAGGCAGATATTCGCATTAGAGAGAAAGCCGACAACCTCGCACAAGGTTTCTTTATGCAAGAGGCTACAATCGTCTTTAAACTTCTAAAACTCTACGCAGACGAGCAGTATATGATTCGCAAAGTTGGCGAAGATGGTATTAAGTTCGAGAATGTCGAGATGTCTAAGTTTATCGGAGATTATACCCCGATGGTAACGCTAGACGTACAGGCGCAACTCGAAAAGAGCGAGAAGCAAGAGGCCTACACGAACGCTTATCAGATGATTATTGCAGACCCAACCAACAACCTGACCGAAGCGAAGCGAATCATGTATCCGAAGATGATGCCAGACCTCTCGCAAGAAGAAATCCAGGCGATTATTACCCCAACGGCGCAAGCAATGCCACAACCAACCCCAGAAATGCAGAATATGGCCGCACAAGACATGATGAGCGCAGACATAATGCAACAGGAGCAATTAAATGCAGAACCAGCTCTCTAAAGAGGAGCAGAAGATTATTAACCGCTGGCTACGTACCGATACAGGCGCAAAGCTACTAGCCTGTATTAAGGAGTTCGAGCAAGCGCACTTAGATTGCGCAAAGCTCGGGCTACAAGGCAAAGGCAACGACTATATCGCAAACAAGGTAGCAGCGGCAGAAGCAGTAGAACAAATATACCTATGGCTTAAACCGCCAGAAAACGAGCCGGACGGCGAAGAACAGTAAAATAAACCACGACCAAGCACTTTAACAACAGGACTAAGCATAATGAGCCAACAAATCGGCACTACAAAGTAAATATTACTTAAAAATCCAGCAAATAGGGCTGGCGCATCGCCAAATGTGGTAGTGCCGAGCTGTTGGTAGGGGCAACCTTACCAAAGCAACCATTAAATAATTTTAGGAGAGTTCATGGACGAACAAACTGGAACTGAGGACGCTCTTTTTGAAGCCTCGGACATGGAGTCGGTAGCTAACGATACCACGGACGAACAAGCGGAGGAAGAAAACGGCTCGGCAGTAGAGGCAACCAATGAGCAAACAGATAGCGAAGAAGTCGCTAAAGATGAGCCAGCCGTTGAATCTACGACACAAACTGGCGATGCAATAGACGAATTCTTAGCGAAAAAAGGTATTGATCCAAGCGAGCCGGACGCAATTCGGAAAATCGCAGATATGTACCGCAATTCTGAAAAGTTGGCTTATGACAAGTCGCAGCAAACGGCACAATTGCAGAGGCAACTAGCCCAGCAAACGGCACAATTGCAGAGGCAACTAGCCCAGCAAAACCAACAGACGGCCGTACCTGACCAAGAGGCGCTCAATAGAGTACGCTCCCTTGAAATCCAAATAGGAACTAAAGAGTGGAAATCTACGCACAATCTTAGCGCAGATGACGAGCAAAAGATGGTGGAGTTTATCAACCAGCCTATCGTCGATAACCTAGGAAATCCGAAGATTAACCCGCTTACTAATACTCCATATACAAAAGGTATGCTAGTCAATAACGGTGTGCTAACCCTTGATGACGTTTACCGTCTTTCTGGCTGTGGCGTAAAACAAGTCGATGACCTGAAGGCAAATCTTCGCAAGGAGATTGAAAACGAGATGGCTGCTAGACAAGCTGCTAAAAGACCGAGTAGCAACGCTACTAACTCCACGCAGTTTGGCAAAGCCGAACAAGACGACCCATTTTTAACTGGACTGTTTGGCGAATAATTTAACCGTTCAATACTTTAGGAGATAAATTAAAATGTCCATTAACTTGGCTACCAAGTATTCTGGCAAGCTCGACCAGCTCTTTACCGCTGGCTCTTACACAGATGCTTATATCAACAAAGACTACGATTTCACCGGTGCAAAGACTGTCGAGGTCTATACCGTTTCTACTGTCGAACTATCGAACTACGATCGCACTAATATTGGCGACCGCTTCGGTGGCAACAACGAAATCCAAGATGTCGTAACCCCTTACACTATCAGCAACGACAAGTGCTTTAAGCTCACGATTGACGAGGGCAACTACCAGCAGCAGGCACTCGCTAAGAAAGCTGGCGAAGTTCTCAAAGCTCAGATGGAAGAAAAGGTTATTCCAACTGTCGATGCTAACCGCTTGCTCAAGGCTGCTATCGGCGCTGCTGCTGTTTCGCAGTACTACACTCCAACTGTTGGCCACGCTTACGAAGATGTCTTGAAGATGAGCGCAGCTCTTGACGAGGCTAAAGCTCCACAGAGCGGCCGTGTCCTCTGGGTTACTCCAGCTTTCTACAACGCAATTAAGGCCCAGATTACTACTGCCGTTAACGCTTCCGAATATAACGGCAAGCTTCTCGGTCGTGGCTTCGTTGGCGAACTCGATGGCACTCCAGTTGTGAAAGTTCCGTCCAGCTACTTCCCAAGCAATACCAGCGCAATTATGTGCCACAAGCGCGCTTTGCTCGGTGTCGAACAGATTAAGAGCGTTAAGATTATTGACGACTCCGAATTGGTCGATGGCAAGGTGCTTCGTGGCCGCTTCGTCTTCGATTCGTTCATCTTGAATGGTAAGAAGTACGCTGTCGCTGCTATCGGTACTGGCTCTTTGAGCTAATATCTAGCTGACATATCGCTATAAACAATCCCCCTACGGCCGAGGGGGATTTTTATTGTGCTAAAATATAGATAATGGCGGTGCGAGTGCATTATTAAATGGACTCAAACTATAATCTTGAGGGGCTAATAGCCCGAATCAAAGACAAACTCGACGATCAAGAGTTTCCAGAAGAAACAATTACGCAATTCTTAAACGATGCCTATTTTGATATTGTAGGCGATGAGGAGTATCAGTTCTTAGAGCAGATTTACAAGGCTACCACGCAAGGCTCGGATATTCTGCCACTACCTCGCAATTTTCAGAGCCTGTTCACGCTAACCGCCAAAAATGAGCGAGGTATCTTTCCATTAGGCTATATGCCAAAAGAGGAGTTTTTTGCACTAGATAAAGATGATGGCCTAAAGAGCTATAAATATACCATCTTCGGCAACCAGCTATTCTACAGCCTGCCTAATATCGAGAATGATAAAACTCCAACTGGCGAGGATAAGTTCTACGAATTATCGCTATTTTACCTTGCTAAGCCGCTCCCTATGGCCAACGCAACCGACAAGCCACTAATTCCTTATGAGTTTGGCGAAACGCTCGTTCTAGGCGCTCTAGCACGTTGCGAGAGGCGCAGAGATAACTTCGACTATGCCGGGGTTTATGAGAACAAGCTAGACGAACTAATTACTAATATGAAACTGCGCTATTGTCCTCGTCAGTTGGCGAACGAGAATAGGGCTAAACTCCCTGTATGGGTAAGGAACTGGCGCTAATATGGCTATTAAATCTAATTTTACAGGCAAAAGAGTGCCGAATATCGGAACACGCAAAAGCGCTCCAGCTACAACCAACTTCGCAAAAGGTGTCGCAACCTACAAGCCTAATGACATGATGGGAACAGACGAAGTACGCTTAGCGCAAGATGCTCGTTTTGATAGAGTGGGCGAATATGGCACTAGAACAGGCTTAAAAGCATTAAGTGCTAATATTATCGGCTTAACGGCAAACGGCGCAACTACGGGCGCTACAGCAAGCCTAGCGACCATTTCTAGCGCATACACATACACAGCAACGGCAGCTGCACGTATTTGCGGCTTCAGGCTTAGCGCAAAGCTCGTTGGCGATGCCACAAAAGCCCCTATTGCGAAACTATCGCTCTATATCAACGATGAGCTAGCGGATACGAGTTGTATCAACCCTAGCGACCTAGAAACTACGGACGACTCCTACGATATTCTATTCAACGCAGCGCCAGATATTACGAAAGGCGATGTTGTAACGATTACAGCGACAGCACAAGCAAACTCCGCCTCTAGCACGGCGAATGATACCTATATATCCGCAAACTCGGGCGCACTAGCAGGCTCGTTACTGACTTGCACAGCCGGCGGCATTGATTCTATCTTCGAGGCCAATATAGATGGCGCTAAAACCGTCTTATTCACGCAGAAGGGCATTTTATACCGCATGGCAGCAAATGGCACGATGACGGCTATACGAACGCTACCAACTGGCGCAGGCACGGTACGCTTTAGCCAGAATCTCAACCAGATTCGCTATGCAGACGGCAAAGAGAGTCCTCGCTTGCTCGACCCAGATAACGACAACTGGACAGACACTAAGATTGATACGCTAGACCTCGCTACTGGCACGAATTTAGGCATAACTCCTACTAATATCATGAACGGCCCTAGCGACAACTTGCTTTACTTCGCTTCCGAGCCTGATACAGAGGCGGTATGGACGTATCCTTATGGCTACACTTACGCAAAAAGCCCAGCATTTAGCACAACAGCTACTATTAGCGGCAACGTTGGCAGCACTCTCACGATCAATAGCTCTACAATCACCCCTAGTGGCTTCGCAATTGGCGACTGGATTACGGGGCAAGGAACTGGAACGGCAGAAATCACGGCTATTAGCGGCGGCGATGTAACGGTTACTATTGTCGATACAACTCCGCAGACTATCTCAAGTTACGACAAGTTCAACGTAGATTTTTACCAGAACTTCCCAGCCATTAAGACTGGCGACCCTCTAACGGCCATGTTCAATCTAGCCGGTGTGCTTTACTTCCAGACAAGGCGCAATAAGTACCTAATGTATATGCAAAGCGCTGACTCATGGACTCAACAGGCTTCCAACGCTCAAGGCGGCACGTTTAGCCAAGAATCAGTCGTCTGCGACCTCAACTACGCTTACTACGCTAACGATAACGGTATCTATATCTTCGATGGCTCTAGCGAACAGTCGCTAACTCAAAACACTATCCAGAACGCTTACGATGCTATCCCAAATAAGGAAACAATCCGCCTAGACCTCTACAAGAATAGGCTATACGTATTCTTCAGCAGCAATAATACCGAGCTAAACTCGTGCTTCGTTTACAATATCAATTTGCGTGTCTGGGAGTCGTTTGACTCTAATACCTATGTCGGTGCTACTTCGGCTCGTCAAAACGCTTCTGGGCGCTTCCTGTGCGGCCATAGCCGTATCGGTTTAATTATGACCAACGAGGACGGCGATTATAGCAATCTCGGCCAGCCTATTGCGTTCAATCTCGAAACGGCTTACCAGCACTACGGCACGACTAGCCAGCTCAAGAGAATTACCAAGTGGCGACCAGAGTTCGCAACGACCGAGCGAGCATATACGGTAGAGTGCGGATATTCGCAAGACTTCAGCGATCAAGTAAAATATGCGTTCAGTATCGACCTACAGCGCCAAATTGCAATCAATACCAACTACGTATGGGATAACCCTAGCGATTATGGAGTGCCGGCCATTCCGACCGTGCATACCACGACCCCTAAAGTAAACGGCGAGTTCTACCGTTGTCAGATTCGCTACCAACATATCGCAGCGTTCGAGCCGGTTATCTTCCGTTCGCACACTCTAACGATTCAAACGCAAAGAATAAGATAGGAGGGCATCATGCCTAATAGGTTCACTCCAATTACAAGCACACAAAGCACTAAGGCGGCATTACAACAGATTAACCAAAACTTTATGCAGCTCGATGCCGAGGCCTTTACTAAGACCGTCCAAAAAGGCGGAAACAACCAAGTTATGTTTGGCAAGCTGCCTAATAACCGCTACGGCTTGCTTATCTACGATGATGGCGGCATGCCTCGTATCTTGATAGGCCAAGCGCCTAAAGACGGCCGCCCTGGTGTCTGGATTACAAAGAGCGGCTTCGATGTCATTAACGAGATAGACTAATGCAATACCCAACCCACTTTATAGCGAACTCGGACTATCCGTTCGATATGATTATCTACTACAAGTATGTAGAGTTTACGAAAGGCACTAGCCCAACCTCTTTTGCGCACAATTTAGGCTTTACTCCGCTAATATTCGGCTCGTATAGCACTACCGAGGACTTCGAGATAACTCGCTCGCTCTGCGACAACAGAGTACAAATCGAATCAGACGAAACGAACCTGTATATAGATGCAGGCGGCGGCGCTGGCACAAAATACTATATGAAGATATACGGCTTCGCTCCTATATCGTGGACTGGCGACTGCAAGCCAACGGCGCAATCCAACACGGCGCTATTATTCGATACGGACAACGAATATAGCCCAC